TGCTGAATAGATTTTATTGCAGTTAAATATTTTTCTGGAGTTAAGTCATTGTATCTTGCAATTAATATATTGCAACCTTCATAGTTTTCAAAAAGATTTTTACTTTCAACAGTCCAAAGTGCTTCTAATGTACAATCACTTCCATCAGGTAGTAAACCTGCGTGATTGAATTCACATTCACGATCAGGAGATAAGTTTTGTGTAACTTTTCTTATTCCCCATCCGATAAATCCTGAACCTTGAGTGCAATAAAAATCTAAGGGTTGTAATTTATTTCTAAGGTTAACGTGTGGAGGATTGACAACAATTCCGTCATAGTTTCCAGGTTCAATCATCACAGGCTTTTTCACATTTAAACCTCCATTTTATTACAGATATACAATATTATCAGCGAGTTCTATAATTTCATCTGTGTGTGTACTGATTATTAGTTGCAAATTCAACATATTAGACAATTCCTTTACCATCTCAGAAACAAATGGAATATAACCTTTTGACACATTTTTAAACGGTTCGTCAAGAATTAAAATTGGTGCAGGATCGGGATCTTCTAAAGTGTATAATACCATACGTAAGGAAAAAGCGCAAATGTCTGTGGCTCCTCCTGAAATAGTATCTTTCCTGGGTTCATAAAGTTTACCCTTTTTACTGAGAAAAAACATTACCTCTGCTTGATCCCTTTTGTCATATCGGAAATCTACTACAAAGTGGTACTGTGAACCATAAACTGTTTGCAATGCAAAGGTTACAGAATCCTCTATATATTGTTTGATTTCTTGTTGGGTTTCTTCACCTACTTTAATTACAGCAGCTTTAGCCATTTGTTCAAGTTCAATCCATCTTTTTTCTTTAGCAATGGCTATTCTATTAGAGCTATAAGACTTTAAGGCAACAGATAGCTCTGCTTCTGCTTGAACTAAGGCTATGTGCATTTGTTCTATCATTATATTAATCCATCAGATTTCATTTTAATCCACAAGTCATCTGTTTTTACTTCCAAATCATTATCTATTTCATCTTTCTCACTGATAAGGTCATTAAGAAGTTCTTTTCCTTCTTCTAATGATTCACATTCAAAGATTTCATTTAACTGTTTAATTAATAACTCCTCTTGAGCCTTTGCTTTTTTGCTTTCATCCTCTGTGTCAGATAAAATGGTTTGCATCCTCTCAATTTTTTGGATCATATTCGTTTTAGATAAATTTAATTTCATAAATTTTCCTCTATAAAAATTTTAAAATTTTTATTTCTGAAACTATTCAAGTTACTTTTTTAATATAGACATAATAGGTTCCAATTGGTAGTCATATGCATGGAGTCCAGCAGATGTAAAAGCTAATGGCCCAGGTTGTACATCATGTAATTGATCACAGATATATTCATTTAATAGGGTAAGTCCTCCCATATTTTCAGGAAACCCTGCGTATAGATCCCATGACCTAAACACAACACTCATTATTAGATAGTGGTCTTTAATTTTGAAATCAATACCTCTGAGACAGGGAGATGTTCTGCGATCACCTTCATGCTCATATGGTATGTCATAGTTAAATCCAGAGTCCACATTTCCAACGTTTATATAGCAATGGTTGTTCCCATACCCTTTTTCTGAGAAGTGTCTGATAACCCATTCTAAAGGAGTCTCAGACTTATCTATCAACATAGTTAATGATTCTGCATTACCTAATTCTTGTGCAAATTCTTTATAATGATCAGTACCATTGATCCATGAACTATATCGGTAGTGTTCATTGCCTTTTAACTCAGGATTCATTAGGTAATTGGGAAAATACTCAAGTTCCAGCTTTTCATCTGTTGTTACAGGTGGAATACCTTCAGGCATAATTGGGGTTAATGGTCTGGAGTGGGGATAATTTATAAAACCAGAACAGAAATCAAATTCTAATCTATTTGCTCCAGCAAATGATCCTGTGTCTATTTTATATTTCCTTCCATAGTTCCAGACATGAGTTAACAATTGAAAGTAACAATCATTTAAATCATTAGCTATTATTTGAATTGGTTGAAAGTCCATTTTGTTTCTCCTTTTTATTTATGGGGCCATTTTTTATCTGGTTCAATATGGCATTTAGATACTGGATAACTATTTAAATTATTTTGTAATGCCTGTTTTTCTTCACGACTACGATTACAATCAGTAAGTGTTGCTGCATCAAGCATTTCAATGAATCGAGTAAGACAACTTTTACAAAGACGATGACCTAAAATATCTATTACCTTTGGTACAAATTTTTTAGGCCCACAAATTTCACAATGGACTTTAATTTTAAAATCTTTTGGTTCAAAGCGATCATTACAAAAGATGTTCCAGACTTTACCTGTCCATAGAATACATTGCATCCGTACACCTTCAATCATATGTATCATTTCATCATACACTTTCATTGATAACTCCTTTCTCAATTAAGGTTGATACTATATTTCTTAATATCTTTTATATGTTCTTAGGTAGTTGATGACTGTCTAATAATTTAAATAAACTTTCTAAAAATAATACTTTCTTTTTACCTTCTACTTTTATAAATTCTAATTGTTCTATGAATTTCATGACTCCTTCAGTATAGGATTCAACTTTTTGTTCAATATGTTTTTTAGATAATACTTTTTCTGGAGGTTCTGCTTTTAAATATATTCTCTTATACAATAATGTATCAGTATTTAAGAGTATAACTGATGGCATAAGCCATTCTTCTATTGTTCTACGTAAGATAGGCCCAGGATTTATTACTAATGTTCCTTCATGTTTAAACATATAAGGTTTATGCCAATGACCACAAATTATTAATTTATAACTTTTTAAATGCATTGAATCTTTATCTATATTCATACAAAAATCTTCATCTTCTAATATCCATGAATTCTTACCCATCTTGTGTTCTGTAACAACAGCTTTATGTGTAATTAATAGATCAGGACGATTACCATACCATTGTATTCCATATTCTGATCCCCAATCTAACCATGCCCATCCTCCGAATTCAGAAATATGTTTTACTTTATCATTATGTTTCCAAAGTACTCCAAGAGATGTACGATCCCAAAGATCTAAAGAATGATACATCAGATCATGATTACCCCAAACAAAATATAATGGATACTTTAATTTTTCTAATATTGATCCAATTCTTGTAAGAATTGAATTAGCAAGGATGGATACATTAAATATGTCTCCAGTATGAATGATTGGAGCGTCATATTTATTGGATAGCTCCACTATCTGTATTAATTTTTGATATTGTGTATTTACAATATCATCTAATCTTCCTACTGGATTCTTGCCTGAGAAATGGGTATCCCCAACTATTAGAATTAACATTCGTGATCCCCTTCAATTGCTTGGTTACATAAAGGACAGTAACCAATTTCTGAAAAGGTGGAATTCAATTCTTTGTTGATCTCACTTACCTCTTTATCTGCTTTACGATACAAAGATTTCAATCCCTCTATTTTTTTAATAACAGAATATAGCTGTTCTATATTATCATCTATTTCTTCTGAATTTCTATTTAGTACAGCTATCTTTTGTAAAGTAGTTCCATGATCTTCAATAACTTTATGATCAAATTGAGGTATGCGTTCTAATTGAACAACAAGATTACCTAATTCATTGATACGATCATCATATACTTTAATTACTCCTTTACCTTTGACTATTTTTCCCACCTGTACAGAAAATTTGTCAATAATGTTTTGATTAAGCATTTTATTTCTCCTTACAATTTTTAGTTCATCTAAGATTCCAGTTAAATTATAAATTTCCCCCTTTAGTTTATCAGAATCTTTTTTCTGGTTTAGAATACCTTGACAATTCATTTTAAAACGAACTACATTCTTTAGTCTTTCAGTTGTTTGTTTGTGTTCTTCATTATTTTTTATAAGTCTTTTAATATTAGTTTTGCGATCTGAAATACCTTCTTTAATTGCTCCTATAATTATTTCTTGATCTTGAAGTCCAGTAACTTTATTTAAATCCTTTGCTGCTGCTCCACCTGTATTAAATAATAGAAAAGGTTTTTCAGTTATTTGCCTTTGCCAATTAATATCTTTAAAGTTAAGGATTTCTCTTATAGGTGTAGGAACAGAAGAACCAAAAGCTTTCATTGGTTTGCCACCATTTAAATAGTATTTGTTTTTGGTTCTTATGATTATATTTCCCAGGTTGTCTTTGATTCGTATGTATAAAGGTTCATCTGTATCATCAGATTGGTAAAGCTTTTCTCCTCCTCTTGGGGAGTTTTCAATTGCAAGATATAAAGCACGAATTAATGTTGTCTTACCTACTTCTGATTCACCTACAATTACATTGACTCCAGGTTCAAAGGTAACAGTCTTTTCAACATGCAATCCAAATCCTATGACTTTGAGTTCTGTAATATACATTATTTAGCCTTTAATAGTATTTTTCCATGAGAAGTTGCTTGTACTATAAATCCAGTAATTTCATCTGCTTCTTTTAAAGATAATAAAACTTCTCCTCCAAGTCTTTTAGTTAAAATAGCAATAATTTGATGTTCTGCTGATGCATCTTTTAAAGGTTTGCCTTTAACTTCAAATTCTGTATTCATTGGCATATTATACCTCCGGTTTTTTAATTCGCATCCAATGGGTAGGTGAGTTTTCATATTTCATGTAGCTACTGTATAATGAGTGCTGTAAGGCAACAAAAGAAATACCATCATACAGTGAATCATATTGTGGATTGTAAAGTATAATAGGTTTATGTTCATCTAATGGCAGATGATTACTATATTTGATCCATTCATAGTAAGGAAGATTTTTATTTATTTTTGTATGTTTATGATACTGGTCTAAAATAACTTCTATATCATAGTTTTGGTGCTGCGTAATCGATTCCAAAGTGGGCGAGAGATTTAATCTCTTTGGCTTTACCACTAATTTCAAACGTTTCATTTCCATTCTTCCTTTCTTTTTGTATGTTACAATGGTCTTCATCAGCTTGTAGAAAAGTCCAGGCTATACCAAAGATCTCATTGAATAATGGATGATTATATCTTATTTTTTTCCACATTTCTTGATTCCAATAATCATCTACACCTTGAAACTCAAATATTTTTGTTAAAGCATTAGGTGTTTTGGCTTCAAGATAACAGTCAGGATACAAATTGATTCTATATCTTTTATTATATTTATTAATTTGTATTTCAATAATATAATGGAAGATGGAATTCCAGGGTAAGATAGTAATGATTTTGTTTTTTCTTCTATGCATTACTGTTTTAATGATTTGTTTGTTCACATGGATATAAGTCATAGATCGAGTGGCATTAACACGTTTGAAAGGTATTAATTGATTATTAGTTATGGCTTTAACCATTTGTTTTTTAGTTACACTCAATGCAGTACGTTCAAAAAACTTTTCAGTTGAATGATCATTAAAGATCCATTTGATACTGTTTTTTTTCATATGAACCTCCCTATAAGTGCAAATATATCATCTACAAAATTTTCAAATGGAGGACATACTATATAAAGTATAATCGAATAACAAAATACTAAAGCTGCATCTAATATGTACTTTGCATTTCCCCAAGCATTAATTGTGTAGCTTTCCATAATTATTTCTCCTTTCTTTTAATTAATCTGTTGACGATATGTTTCCTAAGTATGCTTTCACTGATTTGTTCTGTCCAATCAAAAAACTGTCTCATATTTATAATGGTGATAGATAATGGATCAAACTCTGTAACAAGGTTGATTGTATTGACCCCAGGCATACCGAAACGCTCAATAAAACCACCAAAAACATCATTACGCATGGTAATGCAAGGGGAACGTCTATTTCTACGAAATATAAGAATTGGCTCACGTTTAGATTCAATTGCATCATTAAGACACTGTTCCCAAAATTCATGGAATTGACATAGTTTTTGAGAAGAATCAATCATATCTAATAATGACCAATGGGTTAAGGTTGTCTTGGTTTTAGTTTTGTTTTTAGTTTTCTTTGCATAGCCTGTTTTACATTCAATAGAAAAAATATCAAACCAGAATTTACATTCTTGATTATTATAATTGGTATAAGTTATATCTCCATACTGATCTTGACGTGTTTGCATATTAGCTTTTGCTTTACATGTTACTCGTCCACCTGATCCTTCTGTTCTCCAAATTCCATCTTCAGTTTTCATATGAGTTAAATAAAGAGAAAACTCTTTAGACATTTCTCCTTCAAATGTGCCACCTTTCATTATGTTATTCCTTTACCTTTAATTGAATTCTTTCTGGTTTTATTTTTAATTGTAATCTATCTGGTTTAATTTTCATCCCAGGATACCAAAAAATAAATATGTTATTCGATAAACAATTACGATTAAAACATATGGAAGCACCACAAGCTGACCAACAAGAGCCACAATCTCTACATTGATATGATATTAAATTAGAAGACACTATATTATGTTTTCCCTTTGTTGTTACGAACTAATTTATTGTTTTTATATATTTCCCATTTCAATTCCATTCTAAATGAGAAAAGCCAATCTTCACCTTCTGTAACAGAGTTACATTCAACAATAATAAAGTCAGACTTTGTTGCTTTGATATAAGCAAAGTAATTGTCACGTTTAAGTATGCTCAATCGTGGTACAGTTTCAACAGCATCCTTACAATCATATATAACTGCAACTGTTTTGTCTGGATAAAATGTATCAATATAAAAACGTAAGAGATCCGTTTGTTTTAGGAACGTAAATTCTTTGTAGGTTTTGAGTAGTCCTTTTAAATTATCTTCCATTTTGTCCTCTCAAAAAAATTTCATGTTTTCAAATTGAATTCATTCAAGTTCCAAATGATAGTAATTTTTCTAAGTGTATATAATGTGGATCAACAGGCCAATTGGCATGAATTTCATATGTTTCTTTTTCACTTAAAATGTCTCCACCATAACATTGACAACATAAGGGAAAATTTGCATAATAATGAGTAGCAGGTTTATTGCACTCAATACAATTAGTACCAACAATATCTTTCATCATAGTCATTGGCATAATCTTTATCCCCATTTAGGTTTTCGTTTAATTTCAGCCCTTTCAATCATACCATTCCAATGATGTTGTAATAAGGTTTTAATCGTATTTGCTATAACTTCTTCATTTGCACATAATTCAATTAATTCTGATCGATACATTTTTTTATCTTCAAAAACGAGATAACTACCAGATTTTTCAAGGGCTTTATTATCCCATAAGAAATTTACAGCAGAAGTATAGTTGTCAATCCCCCATCCATGCAAAATGTCAAAATTAATGTCATTATACCTACTTCCAGTTTTGTTTTTCTTAATTCTGACTCCAACTTCAATTCCTTGGTTTATTTTTTCTTCACTTTGAATTTTGCCTACTTCTCTCAATTGAAATATATGTGTAGCATAGTGATCAAGGGCTTTGCCACCTGCTCTTGTGTTAGGATCTCCAAATGCAATTCCAATCTTTTTGCGGATCTGAGATAGGATCATTAAAAGGATATTTGAATTATGAATTCCTTCAATACAATTACGGAATAGTTGAGATAAAACTCTTGCTTTAGAACCTCCCATATCTTGTTTTTCAATTCCTTTTTTTGCGAGATGTTTTATTTCTCTGGCATCTCTTAATGAATCGAGTGAATCAATAACATAAAGAATAATATCTTGATCTCCTTCATTTTTACTAATCCAATCCAGGTTATTGTACATATCTTCTACTGTTCTGGATCTTTGAAATGGTTTTTCGCCTTTCTTACGTTTGTAGCTTACCAAATCTTCACGTAAACCAATTATTTTATCTAAAGGCATTTTGAATTGACTTGCTAATCTGTGATCAAAAGCGTGTTCTGGTTCATCATAATAAATTTTAACTTTTTTCTTTTTCAGTAAATGTTCATAATACCATACTGAATTAACTGCTTCACAGGCCAGGAGTGTTTTGCCTGTTGAGTAATCACCTACTGGATTAATAACTCTACCAATTGGATAACCCCAATCAGCATTATTAGTAAGAGTTAAATTTAGCATCCAAGATCCCGAATCAATAAAAGATAGTGGCTTTTTTAGTATTGGAATATGACTTTCAGTGGTTTTCAGTCTATCACGTAGACTCTTTTTTGGTTTTAATTGAATTTTCTTCATTTAGATCCCTTTCCAAAAATTAAACAAAAAAATTTAGAGGGGTGATTGGCCCCTCTAAACTATAGTAGATTTATATTTGAATGTCTGATTCAGCCAGAAGTTTGCTATATACATCTTCAATTATAGCTTCAATTGCTTCTGTTTTATCCATGCCAACAGCTTCTTCATATTTATTTTCACGACACCACTTATTGAATCCAAATGATTTCATTTCAGTCAATTCACCATTTAATTCTTCACAATACTCAAGGATTTCTTTTTCTGTATCCTCTTTTGTTTTTCCTTGGTGAGTTTCCTCTTTCTTTTCCTGACGTGGAAAACGTTTTGGGTCAGAAGCATCACCAGCAGGTTTTTCTGTATCATCATCTTCAGTCAATTGAGATTCTTTGATTTCATCATATTCAGGAATATGCAAAAACATATCGAGACTATATTTTAAGAATCCACGTTCTTCTGCGGTAACAATAATATTTTCTATTTGTTCAAGAACTTCTTCAGGGATTGGATCTTGCCGTTGGTGGAGTTCAAAACCACTGTAATCAGGAAAATCACCCTGTCTTTCAATTGTTAAACCAATTGTACGACCTTCTTCAGTTGTAACATCTGAAATATCCAGGGTAGTACGTTTAAGCTTATCCCTTGTTAGGTTCTGAATCTTGGAATGGACTTTCTTTTTTGGAGCGTTCCACAATTGGAGGGAAAAATCAGGTGCTTCTTCTTCAAGCAGTTCTTTTGTTCGTTCCCAAAGTAAATAGATGATTCGATCTGAAGGATACAGTCTTTTGATTTCATCTGTTACTGATTTGTTGACTCGGAATAAACGTTGCTGCACTTCACATCGATAGCATTTTTGGCCCAGGAATCGGTGAGGACAAATGAATTGATCTTGAGAAAATCCTACTGTGAAATGGACACACGTTTCTCTGAAGTAAGGTATGTTTGGATCAAAGCTAATTGGAAGGATTTCAATAAAGCGATCTCCAGCAGTAGGTTGAAACTCAGTAATACTAAATTCTTTCAATATTTCCTTTTCAAATATGAGTTTTCCCATTCCACCTGCTTTAGAACGATCCTCCCTGGAATCATACGTTTTGTCTAATACAGTTTGGGATCTCTTTTGAAATTTGGAAGCCAATCCATCTGATCCAATTTTACTTCCAATTGAGCTTAAACTTTTCTTTTTGCTTAAACGATCTGCTAATGCACCCATAGTAATGTTCCTCCTTAATTAATGATTGGTTGTTGGTTAATATTCATCGGCATCATCTAATTTAATTCGTTTAGGTTTTCTGTGATAGACAGTTGGTTCTGAATAATAGTTATTGAGCCACAATTCAGCTTCAATTTTAATCATAAAGCCTTTATTGACTAAAGATAGTACTGCATTTTTGGCATCTTCAAATTTACGGTCATGAACAAGCCAATCTTCAAATTGCTCCTCATATTTTGGATCTCCTTTGACCAGACGTAATAAAATAGCGTCAGTATCTTTCATAATTCCATATTCTTTTTTATTGCGCCTATATTCCTCTGTCAATTCACCTTCAAGAATTTCCAATCTACGTTTTGCATCGGCAGCTTGGCCTTTATATCGAGAAGCAAGCTTACCGTACTTTCGTATTAATTCAGATTGTCTTGCAGCTTCCAGTTCAAGACTAAAGCGATCTAAACTAAATTCATTATCAATTGCCATTTAAAACTCCTTAGAAAGTAAGTTTGCGTTTAAAAATTTCAATTGAATCATCCAATTGTGATTTAATGTCACCCAATTCATTGTTAATAAGTTTTGCAAGGGATTTGTCATCTCTTAGGTCTTTAGGTTCTACATCAATGAGCAGTTCTTTTGCTTGTTTTACCAGACCATCTAATTCACCATCTTTAAATACATTTTTGTATTGAAAGGTGTCAAAGAACTTCATAACCTTTTCAATTGCTTCAGGTCTGACACGCATTTTCTTGCCTTTAGCTTTACCATTCATTGTTTCAGCTAAATGAGTGACAATCTCACCAAACCCTTCACGTAATGCAAGAATAGTTTCAGTTCTGGTTTGGGTAAACAAATCCTTGATTCGTTTGGATTCTTCTTTGTATATAGCATCAGAAGCATTAGAGGGAACGGTCATATCAAACATTCTCCAATAGATCCAAAAACGATCACCAATTTCATTTGAATCAGGATAGTCTTCTTTATCAAATAGACCATCTTTTTCCAATTCTTCTTTAGCTTCTTCTATATGCTGTTTATACTGAGCAACAAAAGGAACAACTGCTTCTTTCAATTGGTCAGAAAACTCTTTTAGCTTTACATTAGAAGCTTCAGCAATCTCTAAAGCAAGGAAATTAATACCTTTGATCGGGAATGGATTAGAAGTATCCCAAACATAGTTTCTTGCTGCTGTGATAATTGAATTGATATTTTGCAAATGCTCTCTATTGATTAGGATCTTATTAGCTCTAACCCATTCACCTTCAGCTTTTTTAGAGATCTTTTTTGCAATGTCCTGGGGTAATCGTTTCTTTGCTTGCCAGGAATGTGTTTCAAAATGTAATAGTGTTCCCAATTCAAATATATTGAGTTCATTAGGTACACCTTTTGCAATCTTGTACGGAATTTGTTTTTCTTTTAATTTTGCTTTACCCATTTTATTTTCTCCTTTCATTTAAATGTCAATTTGCGTTTAAGAACCTTAACCTTTCTTTTATTTTTAGGTTCCAGTTTAGGAGGTTCAATAATACCATCATTAATTGGATCTCCTGGTGATTCAAACCAATTGATTTGTTCTGCATTAAGCTTATTCGTTACTTCTGCTACAAAATCATGATAAGTTTTGTCAGTTGTGTTTCCAGTGAATCTAATTGTTGTCTTTTGACTGTCAATTGTCATTCCAGTAACACGTCCTTTAATTAAATTGGGATGAGTATCTTTGAAATAAATTAACATTTCATCCATCATTATTTCTGCTTTAATTTTTTCCAATTGATCATGATCTGTGTTCTGAATCTCAAGGACAATATCTAAATGAGTTGGGCCTGGATGTATATTCTTGGAAGCTACTTTCCAAGAAGAAGATTCAAAAAAATTATTCTTTACTTCAACTTCAGCAGTAACACCATCCATTAAAATTCGATTTCCTGATTTTGGATTTAAAAACATTACTGTATAATAATCCATTTCAATTACCCACAAAAATTCTTATGGACTGTCTTTGTCTGGTTCTTTTGATAAAATACAGCTTTGAATTCAGGCCCAAGACCTTTTCCTAATGAATTCTTGACGTGATTGACAACATCGTTCTGGATACATTCTTCACCAATGAATCCATCAGTTTCAAAATTGATCTTTCCATTTTCATCGACTTCTACAATAATCTGTTTTGGCATAAGAACCTCCTTTTTTCTTAATTCTTTTGTGGGTAATTGAATAGTTATAGCTTTGATAGAAAATTTTAAAGCTAATTTTTTAAATTCATTATATATATTCATACTGTAATTGTAATTCTGCGTTTTTCACCCAATTCAGTTTTAATTACTGATTCCCTGCACAATTTTCCTTTCTGCATTGCAGCCTGGGATACCTTTTCCATTGTATAATGTTGAATAAAGGCAACTGCTTTCTTACCTCCCATTTTTTCCTTCAATCCACGATCATAGAAATCCCAAAGCAATTCATATGCTCCTTTTTGAGTTTTGGACTTGATAACTCCTACTTCGTAATTGATTCCAGGG